CCAACAGATGTGTTCATATCACCGGACATCCTTCCAGTTGCTTTATATTCAAAATCGTAGGTATCACCTTTCCCCTTGCAATAATTCACAAGTTGGTGCCGAAGTAAGCCATGTAATTCGCTACTCCCAGGAAACAATCGCTTGTAAACTGAGTGCTCGAACAACAAAGCATGTTCCGACACATGTTGGTCAAACCTGCTAGCATCCAGCCCTACCGCAACTGGACAGGAAAATGACTCCCATTTCCTCACTATCTGCCGAGCCATCGCTGACAGAGTGCAATGTTTAAAAACTGTTTCTTCTCCCCATAGTGCATCTATACCCTTGTAAATGGCCAGTTCATTATGTTTATTTATGTACTGACCAAGGAGTATGTTGTACTTAGGCGATCGTGGTGAGATGATTCTAGGATCCTTATCCGAAGTCTGCACTAGTTCCCATTTTACAAAAATGTTAACATGTACATCCCTCGGGGAAAGTTTTCTATTATCCATCAATTCCTGAAGCGCTTCTGCGTAAACCTGGTATTTAGCCTTAGGTCTACTTTCCACAAACTCCTCAGGAGTGATTTTCTTCACTTTGACAACCTGAGCCAACCGCCTCCCGATGCTCCATATGTTACCATACCACACAGGCTGGAGCTTCTTACTAGGGAAGAATTCAGATTTCTCCAAATTACCCATAGGTTGAAGCTCAAGTTTCGCAAGTAATCGTTTGGATAGCCAATGGTACTTTCCTATCAGCGTTCCATACGAGAACCCGGGATTCTTTATCACCAGGACTCTGTTAACAATCCCGATAAACATGTTGTGTGATGAAGAGTTAAAACAGCTCCACTGCCCAACGACACTCGTCGGGCCCACATACCTATTCAATGATCTAAGAGGTCTATTTCTAAAGTGCAACGTCAGGCCCTCAACTTCAACAATCCGCTTGTCGAACGTTGGCCACTGCATCCTAGGGGTAGCAAGGCATTGACATGCCCAACGTTGCCCAATGAGTCACTCTTGATCACTGTTTGGTGCTCTGCGGTTCATAACTTCCCTCCGTACCTTCGGTAGGTAGTTGCTCATGGCAACGTCGGAAAGTTGATGCCCCATGCTGACTTGGCTGTTGCCAGAGACCGTATTCCTGTAAGTGGCAAGAAATACGTTCTCATTCCAGCTACCATCAGAGCGCATGGTAATGGCGATTTTATCTGCAATCGTTTTGATTCTATGTTTTTCTAAGTAAAGAGCTAAGTACTTCCGAGGGTCAGGTACCCAAATGGGCCACCAACAATCGGGAGGTATCATTAGGATGTGATCATATCCAAGTCTATTTATAAAACAATCAACACGCTTCCAAAGTCTTGCGAAATTGTGAATGTTGTCATTCTCCTCATAGAAGAATTTGATCCAGCCGCTACTTAAGCCGTGATCGACAACGCAACTGTATTCAATCTTTCGACGATTACTGGCTCGACCTAGATAGATTACATCATATGAAATCTTCTGTGCCTTGCCTTGAAAATCCCACGCTCCTGCAGAAACAGGTGGTGGTTTATTCCAAATTGCGTGCCAAATGCCTCTGTAGACGACACTAGTTCCAGTCCTCAGTTCCCCAACCGTGTCATTGAGATCAATGATGTCCGGTTCTGAAACTCTTGTTGAGACATCTTCAAACCAGTCCCTAGCTGTTAACTCCAACGAGTGTTGTCCTTCTACCCTACTTTCATGCCTAACCAGAACACAACCTTGTTCAAACAACTCGCCAATTTTAGATCTGGTCAAGCTGCAGTACTCAGTAGCGTATTGTACCTTTGGAAAAGTACGTCTGATCATAGCCTCTTCGCTAAGTTCTATGACTCTCTGAATCTTCGATCCAATCCGAGAGCGTCGAGTCCGTGTCCACCGATACACGACCCGAATGGTTACCACCACTGTAACCAGAAGACAAGCCTTCTTCGCATTCTTTGAAGTGACCAACTCCTTAGAACGCGGCGATGCTTGACCTATTCCCCGAGAAATAAATTCCCAAATCCCAGTACCAGCGCTGGGGAGAACATTGCTGCTCAACGCTGGACTTAATAGTCGGTGGTTATTAGATAACGCCGACATGTGTTGCTTTACGCACTCCCCTATCTTTTCGGGCAACTGGAGTTCACTGCTTATAAGTTTCATATGTTGTTGTTATCGAAATGGGCCATGTCAATTTGCATGTAGTGTTACGTCAACAGGAGAAGCCCGTTATCTCCCAATACATAGTAATCACGAAGGGTATTAAAGCCCCTGCCCCCCTGTGGGTTTCCCCGCTCCGTGGAGCGATTAAGGTCGGG